TACAACATTATTGAAGTACTTTGCTAATAGTTTAATCTGCGATGCAGAAACATTAGCCCCCAGAGTTGCAACTGCTGGGAAATTTACTTGATCAAGTCTAATAGCATCAAATGATGATTCAACTACATAGACTGTTGTTGATGTTTTAACTCTGTGTAAGTTAAACAAAATCTTACTCTTGGCTAAACCTGGAGTATTTTTAAAGTCTTTACCCTCAATAGTTCTAGCAACAAAACCAATACACATTCCATCAGGAGTTGCTATAGGTATTGTTACTGAGTCTTGTTTTTCCGAAAACCCTAGATTAAATTTTATCACAGAATCTTTTGTAATGCTGCGACCTTCAAAATATCTCATTGCTCTTGGCGATTCAATGGCTTGGTTATTAAGTCTTTTAATAAGTAGTTCATCATATTGCACAAAGTCTGCAGGAGCATAGAGCGCTTTATCAATTACAGAAGAAAGATTTGACTCTTGCTCTTTACTTTTAATATAGCGAACTGCCTCAAAATATGTTCTATTTGACATAAACATAATTAACTCAGTTAGATTTTTTGTTACTTGGCAGCCAAAACAAAAAAACAATCCAGACTCTTTAGATACTTCTCCAGCGGGTGTTCTATTGTTGTTGTGATATGGACAAAAGATAATAAAGTCAGAGCCAAACTCAGCCTCAATATCAATTCCTGCTCCATTAAGGACACGACGAATCTGATCTTCAGAGTATGTCATTTATAACTCTTTCTTGTCCACCATTGTTTTTTATATGACCTTATAGCATATCTTTTAAGTTTATGGAAATTGTTTTCAAGTTCTTCTTGAACATAGTTGCCCTTTTCTGATTCCCAGTTATCTCTTTTTACTGGAATAATTTGAGCAATAGGAGTCCCTGCTGGAATAACCCCTTCAAACCCTGCTTTAATAAAAAATGGCAAGTTTAATGCATTTCCATGTTTGTCTGTATCAATAAAACCATTAATAGTAAAGAATGGCAAATCGTGTCTATGTGAAGGATGGGTGATCCAAATACTATAATCTTTTGGAGTTTCTATTAGCCAATGGCATCTCCACCTAAGAAGCATTGGACTATATCCTAATGGAACTGGGTAATTGCCTATGCTTTTAATTTTATCACCATCTGGAAAGTCTAATGGTGCAAGCATTCCCATCCAAATAGGTTTTGGCAAATAACCATTTGATACACCATTAGTAATTATAACGTCAGAATCTAAAGCAATAGTATAACCAGATGTTATAGTATCAACCAAGGGGACGCAAAGTTTATATGTACCAAAATAATCGTCAGAGCCAATAGCATCTACAAAATTATTTGTTCTATTAGAAAATAATTTTTGATCTCTATACCACTGTGGAACATGATTTGTAGATGGTTTTGGTATTTCTATGTTTTGTTCTATAATCTTTTGCATAGGTTTAAATATTATTTTTTTTGCTTTGATTATTTTATTTTTCATTGTTTCTCCTCAAAATCTTTATAACGGTAGTAACCTTTGTCAAAGTCACACTGCACTAAAAAATCTCCCATAAAACCATTACGATTTTTTCTAAATGCACATTCAATAATGTCACTATTGGTTGCACGACCCATTGCTAGTACCCAGTCAGCATCATATGCAATCTGTCTTGACCATGCAGTTTGTGCAAGGGTAGGAACTGTAGAAAGATCTTTAACGTCATCTGGTGTAGCAGATGAGATAGCAATGATAGGGACTTCTTCACTAATAGCCATAAGTTTAAGTTCTCGTGAAAGGTTCTTCATCTTTACCGTTTCATTATCAGCCTTTTGATTTGGATTCATCAACTGAAGATAATCTACTACAACAAAGTCTGGTTTGTACTGATCTAGTTTTCCACGGATAACTGAAGGAGTTACTTCTCCACCAGAGTCATTAGAAATAATGTGAAAAGGTGGGCGACCTTCAATTTTATCTGTATGCCACTTCTTCATCATGTCAAGTTCAATTTCACCATTTGAAAGTTTGCGATGTGACCAAAGTCCTTCACCCATAATTGTAAATGCACGGTTACGAACTTCTGTTTCGCTCATTTCAAGAGAGATAATAAGTGGTGTCTTTCCTTGCTTCCAAGCCTGTACAGCAAAGTATAGAGCCATCCATGACTTTCCAATACCTGGATATGCTAGAAATACTCCCAACTGCCCTGGCATAATTCCAGATGGAAGGTAGTTGTCAAACCCTGGCAAACCTGTTTTAATTCCTCTATGACCTAAAGCCTGTTGCTCTTTAACGTTTTTAAAATATGCAATAGCAGAATCAATATCTGTTGCATCAATGTCACGAATTGCTGAAGTGTTTTTCTTTAACTGTGAAGTCTTTGTAATAAGTTCTTCAAGTGCTACTGAGCCTTGTCCATTTTGAACTTCACCTGCTGCGGATCGTAGGATATCTTTAAGACTATCATTTAAATATTCTGTTTGAAGTTCTTCAAGGTGATGCTTAGTTGCACCAATTCCTTGTACTGGCTGAAAGTCTCTAAACTTTTCTACGACCAAAGATGTTGGGGGTACTGTTCCATTGTTTTCAGCATAGAGTCTAATAAAGTTCCACACATCATTATGGGTACGAAGCAATGTTTCCACATTTGCCTGTAGCAAAACATGAAGTTGTTTATCTGCTAGGACTGCTGAGATTACCTTTGCTTCTGTGTTATTCACTCAGCCACTCCTTTGCTTTTCTTCTTCGTTCTGCTCTTTGTTTAATATCTTCTTCTACTTCTAGTTTACCATTAAGAATTTTTTCTGCATTATATGCAAAATAATTCCATGTGGGGTCTTGAGCGATGCTAAAATAATATTCTAATAAATCGTAGCATTGAGAAACACCGTATGACTCTACAAGAGCATCTGCTGCCCACTGCTCAACATTTAAGTTGATGTTAGACTTACGTTCATATCGTTGCGTATAAAACTTGTTGTAGCGACTGAGCAAAGCCATTCTGTCTTTGCGTTCAGCCATTATCCTTCAGATGCCTCTTCTTGTGCTTCCTTAATCTTTTCTGTAAGTTTATCTTCTACAAACTTATAGACACGATTAAAAGCCTGTTCAATGTCTTCACCATCACGCTTACTATCAATAACGCCAAGATCAAGTCTTAATGACTGAAAGTTTCCCAGATTAAGAGTATATCCAAGTGTTACATTTACTTTTGTTGAATCGTTTTCCATCCCACACCCATTCCTATTTTAAATGCTCTCTGACCAAGTTGGAATAAATCTTCCATCTTCTGTCTTGGTATATGTAAGTATACCGTCTCCCATTCGCCTTGTCAATTCTTGACTAGTAGGAGTCATGTTGTTTGTTATTAATTTGTCTTTTCTTGGTTGACCAATATGTATACTTGCAAGTATAGCACGTATCTCTTTTACTTGTGATTCTGAATAGTATGCTCTTACTTGCCATCCTGGTTCCCCGCCTTTTCTTGAACCTGTTGGACCAGGAATAGTTCCTGATTTAATTAGTCTTGGTAAATACTTTCTATGCCTATTGACAAGAATAGCAGTTTCTGATATAGTATACGCTCTCTCACGATTACGCCTAAAATCAGTACGTAAACAAGTTTCAAGTCTATCTTTTGTAATGTTATAAAAAGAAGTCATACCAGTTGATCTGGAATTATGGTGTATTCTAACAAGGTCACCATTTAAAAACCATATCTTTTGGTTTCCTTTTATTACAGATTCGTTATTGTATTCTTCGCTCTGGATTTTTCGCTTAGCAGTAGCCATCTGCCCTCCCTGCTTTCTTGCGGGGGATGGTAAAACTTTCTTTCCCCACAACGTACACAGTAAGTTTCAATATGCATTTGAGAAGTATATTGCCTATCAATAAAAACTTTACCAGTGCATTTTTTGCAATTTAACATTCTCTACCTTTTTATTTTCTTTAGTTTGGTATACCGATAATAATCAAATGAACCGCTAAAGAAAGATCTCCAGAAGCACCAAATCTCACAACCCCTTCAACCTTGCTGGTCGTAACTGTTTTTAAGATAACAGAAACATTTTGTCCAGCAGGAGTATTTCCAATGTTATATGGGGTTGCTGATACTATTGGAGAATATTTAAAATCATCAAACGTGTATGAAAATGAAACTTCTGATGCCGCTGTTACAGTTGTATTATTTGCAACCTGAACGTATCCACCAACAATTTTTGTTTCTGATGTTTTAACGCTCTGTGCACCAGATGATCCATTATTGATTGTTGTGTAGTTATATGTAGCAGAAGAAACCTGAGTTGCCAGTTCATTAACTGTCTCAGCCAATTGATAGATGTATGTTACATCTAGTGGTTGCCCTCTTTCGGGTAGCGGTACTTTAGCCATTATCTCTCCATTATATCATTAAACGTTATAGTGTGCAGGATTGTATACCCGCAAAAATGCTGTGTCTCTTGTAATAGGCTCGCCTTTTAGATAAACCTCAACAGTTAATTTGTTTGGTGTTTGTGGTTGCACCACTCCATTTATTTTATATTCTGAAGGAACTAATAGGGATATACTGGTGTTACTAATACGGCTTCTGTATAGCCAGTCTCCTCCATCATTTCTGTCCCACTTAACCCACACATCATAATCTGTTGCTGTTCTGACATACTGAGTTCCCTTATATATGTCAACATCATTCCACGCTACAGTTGCAATTCCGCCTGCTGTATTACATATTATATCTCCAACAACATAATTAAAATCTGGTTTAATTAAATATGATGGTGACCAATGGGAAGTTCTATTCTTGTCTTCAGAAACAATCCTGTATCTAACCTCATATCCTTCTAAAATAGGATTAATTGCAGGAAGTTCGGCAACAGAAACAATAGATTTTTTAATTCCAGGATCGGCCATTATGAAACACCTATTGAAAACCTAAACTCAATATAGTTTGTTGTATTTGGAGACTTAATAATCGTTGAAGCATCTGTGTCTTTAATAACAGAATATCCAGTTAATCCATAGAGAGAATTTGTTGTAGCAACATTTTCTAATCTTAATGAGTCAAGGGCAACATAAAAATTATCAGAAAGCGAACTACCAACAAATGTAGAAGCATATATTTTAATAACACCAACAGAATTCCAGGTAAAATTTTGAGTTGTATATAACTCTTGAAGTTGTTTTGTTACAAGACAATAACGATTATTTAATAGATCATATTGTCCAGTTCCAGTACCTTTAACTATATTGGCCTCAAATCTAGCATATTCTCCAGTAGAGGTATCAGACTCAGCAAACTCAACTAAAACTCTAACAGTATCTGGTGCTGCACCTGAAGTTCCTTCTTTGTTAATTACTGAAAATGCTAATTTTAATTCATCAATTGGAGAGTTTTTAGAAAAATCAACAGTTGTTCCTTGTAGGTGAATATGGTTTGAGCCACTTTCAATATAAAAATGCGAAACAGTAGTTGATCCACCAGAAACATAGGCTCCGATTTGATCACTTAAAAGTGTAAAAGTTGTAGTTGATGGTACGGTATTTACTAAACCAGTGATGTTATAGTTGACTGGGTTAACACCAGTGACTGTTACAGAATCTCCAACTTTTAGGTTGTGGGCTCTTGAAGTTGTATAGGTAATTCTAGTGCCGTTGCCTGCAACGGTTGTCAAAGAAGTACTTTTTGTTAGGTTGGAATCTTCTCCATTAATAATAATTACATTATTTAAGAACCTACATCTTTCATATCTTTCTGCACGTGTTGCTTTGTAAAAAATACTATTATCTGCATTTGTCTGAAAAACCGTTTCAGTAGTTGCTATGTTGTTATCGTCTTCTGGAGCATCCAATGGCTCAGTGATTGTTGGGATTGAACTAACCTGTGTTGGTGTGTGGTGCTGCCAATTCTCTGTCTGAGAAAATGCAAGAATTGTCTTGCTATCATAGGCTCCTGCTGCTGAATTAGATCCAGCAGAATATATTCCTATTTCAGAAATCTCATATCTTTCTTCTGTTGGAAGTTCTGCCGTTAAAACTAACTTTGATATCCCATCTTCATTTACAAATCCTCTTGAAGAAATTGGAACACGAAACATCTCAAAATCAAGGCTTGTCTTGTTGGCGTAGTCTCCATATGGGTCGGAGTCTAAAAGTGGCTTAGACCCGCATCCAACGGCTATATAAGAGGCAAAAGCAGGGGCTTGCCCAAGCATATATTTTGCAATAATTTCTTTGCCAGTATTAGTTATCATGAGATTGTTGCTCCAAATTCCGCTTCATATATTGTACCACTTACAGTAACTTGAATCTCAACCTGCTCATCAGCATTTAAGTTAATACTATCAATCACTAGGCTTCCATTAGAATCAACGTAGACTGGGTTTCCGTCTAAAGAATTGCTTACTTTTGGCACACGCTCTTCAAATTTAATTGCATACCCAGAAAAATATTTATCTGATGTTTTTTGAAGACCAAGGATATTGTTTGGGTTATACTCTTGATTAATAGTATTAATATTCTTAATTGGCTGGTATAGAATTTTTTGACCATTAATTGTATCAGTTCTTGATATATTAATTAATTCTTGTCCACCTATGTCTTCAAATATAAGATCTGTCATTACTTCTATTG